ATTAAAGAAGGTATAGAAATGAGAATTGTGATCGAAGATAATGTTGATGTTCCATTACAGGGATGGACTAATTATTTAGGAGGCGAGTCACTTCCTAAAAACCCTTTGTTTGCGGCACATACAAGGGCGAGGGCTTTTATTGCTTTTATAATGTTTTTTTGTTTCATTTTTTATAATTGGTTTACGGATATCTATTATTTCTACTTCGTCAAATATTCCTGCCAAAACCCAAATTTGGTTACTGCTGTAAAGCGCTCTAAAAACCTCCATATTTGTGTTTTCATGAAAAAAATACGGTTGGTTGCAAAAGGTTCCATCAATAGACTGCTGGAAATACATGCAGCCATACTTCTTTTGTCCCAGTTCATCTGAAAAGTCAGATGCTCTAGCCACTCTTATATTCAAAATAACAGCTTTCGGTTTCATAACTATTTAGCTTTTAACCAATCGGGATCATCTTCAGCGCTTCCATTATTATGTTCTGGTTCTTCAGCATGCTCTTTCTTCTGCATTCTGATCAGGTTCAAGATGCCACCTTCGTGCATCATCGTATAGTCGAATACATACGCTGATGTAGAGGTGTCATCAAATCGAACGGATTTAATAGTGCCTAAAAAATATTTCTTGGACTTGAAATAATTTCTTAATGTGTTTTCACCAATAACATCAACGCCTTCACGGGTCGAAACTTCTTTGTGGTACAGCTGATGAATAGCATTCAATCGCAACATTAATACCTGGTTTCTATTTTCGTTTTTCCATTCCCTGTCTGGTTCGCCTTTTTTGGTTTGCAGTTTCAACGTATGTGGCGTATCAATACTATAATGCATTCCTTCTTTAACCAATGGAAACGGTGAACGGTCACGCAAATATTCTAATGTTCTCCAGAACTCAGCTAATCCTTCAGATTCAACAATCAAATCAGAACTGTCAACGATTGCTTCCTTAAACTGATCCTGCATTTCTTTGTAGGTAAAAGGAAAGTGGAACTTGTCGAACAAAATCTTCATTGGAGTCAATAACACCGTATAATTCTGAAGCATACGTTCCTGATAATCGGTATCTTTCAATTGCTTTTTCAAATCTTTGATGATTTCACCGTAAACACGCCTGTAATTTTCTTCAATTTCTGGGCGGTATTTCACGATATCCAGTATAAAACTGGTCAATCCTTCTTCTTCCCAGGACTGGATTAAATTGAAATCGGCCACAGCTTCATTAGTGAAATTTTCCATTGGCTTGATCACATGCTCAATCACACTTCTGGAAGTGATGGAGTTATCATCCCAACTGGATAAATACTGCGAAAGGATTACCAAAAAGCAGTTCACCTTTGTCATTTTGGTTTTGTTATCGCCTGTATTTTGCCCTATTTCACGCCCACGGTTGTCATACGATCCTTTGATTGATTGTTTCATTTTCAAATCAATCAAATCATTGAATTCCTCCAAAATGGTCATGGTATTGGTAGTTCTTCCTAACCTTCTGGAAAATGCTGAAATGGTACCCGCATTTAAATCAAAAGCCGGTTGTTTATAGGAAAAAACAGCAGCGATACTTTCGGCAAATTTGGACTTACCAGAGCCTTTTTCACCCGTTAAAAACAATATTGGCGATATCTGATAGGTTTTTACAAATAAGTCCCTGAAAATCGAAAAAAAGATACACGCAATGCCAGTTGTTGCTTTCTTACCGTACACCTTTTGCAATTGGTTCATCCAAGTATGAAAAGCAACCGGAGCGGGTTTAAAAACCAGATACCTATCATTTTCATACGGGTCATCGCCATCACGGGAATGCTTGTACATCACTGAAGCCGCTGGAGAATAAAAGTGCTTTACATCTTCGATATAATCACTTTCCATTTTTACACCCGCATCCAGTTGAATAATGCCGTAATCGTTTGGCACTTTTGTAACACCGTTATGAGAAACTAAATTTGAATAAGCAAAAAAACCTTCGTGCTGCCAGCCTAATGTTTTCAATTCAAAAGCCATAATAAAACTGCTTAAAATGTCATTTCGCAATAATTTGAACTGATTTGGCGTAACTTCTGATGTGAAAGTGAAATTCCCTTCATCCAGTAATTTTGATTCAAATTTTGCCATTTGCACAAAATCAGCCGTATCAAAATCAATTAATCTTTTGATTCCGGTTTCAGAGATTACTTCGCATAAACGCTTATTATCTTGTTTCCCGTAAACGTGAAAAAGCGGTGTAATCCTGTAGTTTGAACCTTTTACAAAATTGTTTTTCCCTCTGAAATACACGTTATTTTCGTGCGTAACATACCCTTTCTCTAAAAACTGCTTGTAATCAGAGCCTTTTGGTAAACCCAAATATTCTGATGATTCTACCTGAACTTTATCAGATTGTGCCGCTTTGATTTCTGCTACTTTAAAGAAGCTTTCAATTTTATCTTGAATTACTTTTTCGGTTTGCTTGATGATTTTAGCGCAATTTTTTCGATACGCATTTCGTTTGATATCGTCTTTAATTTGGGATAACATCAAAGCAATTTCAGTTACCGCATTTGATAACTCATTTGGATCATTGGCAGCCTTGTTTTTCAGTTTTATGGCTTTCCAGTTCACAGCATCTTCAGCATTGCCAAAAAGCATTTTTTCGACATGTTCCGTTTTCCTGGCATAACTATCCGGATCTTCTTTTTCAGGCAAAATCACAATAGAAACTTTCAATCCTTCAGCCAAAAGAATATTGATATCTCTAAGCGCTGCCAAAGTTCCTTTTTGTTCATTCCCTTTTTCATCAAGTCCGTCATTGTCACGCAAAATAATTACGTGGTCCGCAATACGGTGAATAAGCTTCGCCTGTTCCGGAGTCAAAGCGGTACCACCTGTAGCAGCTGCTAATTCACAACCGTGTTGAGAAAGTCCGGTAACATCCGTATATCCTTCTACCAAAAAAGCGGTTTTTGCTTTAGCGATAAATTCTTTGTTTTCGAATAAACCATACAGCACATGGCTTTTATTGTAAATGTCCGTTGCTTTGGTATTGATGTATTTAGGTCCATCAGCCTCATTAGATCTACGACCTCCAAAACCTAACACATTCCCGCGTACATCCCGAATAGGAAAAAGCAATTTATCACGGAATAAATCAAAACTACTACCCTCTTTTGTATCAGATAAACCAACATTTAACGCCTGTTCCAGCTTTCCTTTTTCAATAAGTGGATTGGTGATGAATTTCCATTCTTTTGGTGCATACCCAATTCTGAATTTTTCAATCGTGGCTTCATTGATATCGCGCTCAACTAGCATTTTTGCAACCCAATGATCTGCAGGAGCATTTTTCAGCTGCATTTCATATTTTAAACAAGCCACACCATTAAGGTCAAACAATTCCTGTTTGTAGCTTCGTTTACGTTCCGCTTCCTCTGATAGTTGTTCCTCTTCCAGTACAATTCCGCAGATATCGCCTATTATTTTAATGGCTTCGGCAAAAGAAATGCCTTTGTACGTTTGCACGAAACTAATCCCATCACCGCCTTTACCTGTAGAAAAACACTTGTACATGTTAAGACTTGGAGTGACAAAAAAGGAATCTTTAGAATGATTAAACGGTGATTCGCAGGTCCATTTTGAACCTGATCTTTTAAGTTCGCAATAATGACCAATGATTTTAACTATATCAGCATTTCTAACTTCGTCAATTGATTTTTCGGTATACATAAATTATATTTTTTCTAAATCAATTATGTTACCATTTGAATCTAATGCCTTTGTTATTGGTTTAGCATAAGAATTAACCTCGCAATCAACTAATTCTGTTTCAATAGATTTTATCACAACCATTTTACATGTAAAAGGATGAAAACATAAATTATCGTAATCTAATTTTGTCTTAAAAGTTTCCTTATTAATCATGGATTCGACTAAAAAACCAGTTGATAATATATCATTGATATCTGCACCTAATCCCATAGCAAAAGAAGGGTCTAACGTAAGTGCTTTTGTTTCTACATCTGAAGACAAATCAAAATAAGCGTTTAAGTAGTTGTATTCTTCGTCACCTGACATCTCGCATAGATATTTTAATTGTTGAATGGATAAGTCAATTTCTACATTGAATCTTAATTTTGAATCGGGGTTTATCGTTAATTTTTGCATATTTAAAGTATATAGAGATTATAGTATTGTGAAACAGTCAAACCTGTAGTGTCAATTTTCGAATAAGTTTGCTTGCACAATAACTCTCTGCGCACCGATAATGGGATAGTCGAATAGGAGTTTTTGAATATGTTGTTGTAATTCATCTTGCTTGGATAAATAGTAGGCGCGTAATGTTTTTTTATCTTCAAGCGAGGTTGTTTTTGAATTTTCAAGTGCTGTAAGTTGGTTCCCATACGCTAATTGATTTTCTTGACATTCCTTTATCTCTTTAGAAATTTTATCCTGGCAATTCATTACATATAATGCTGCTAGAGTAGAGATTGATTTTTCTACGGAACCCGTTTGATTTATAAATTTTTGATAGGCTTCAACAGCTGATAATAAATACATTCTCATTAAAGAGCGAATGAATAATTGACCATCGGTGATTTCTTGTTCCCATGTTTTTGGGAATGTAGTTTTAAGCATGTCTAACGCTTCTGAGCCAGTATATGTGAATCTTAATGTCATAATTTATAGATTTATTGAGATTAGAATTAATAGAGTGATAAAGGCACCTGTTGCACAAAGAATAATGATGGTCCCTAAAATAAAATTGAGATTGTTTGAGATTATTTTTAGCATTACTGAATGATTTTTTGGTTAATCGCTTTGGTAATCAACCCGGATTTAGAATGTACTCCAGCTTTTTCAAAAAGGTTGTGTTTGTGGGTATTCAAAGTACTTTCGGTGATATTCAGTTCGGCGGCAATTTGTTTATCGGCCAGATCAGAAGCCATCAGCGTAACAATTTGAATTTCACGGGAAGTGAGCGCAATTCCATCTACTGTAATAGATTTAGATTTCCATTTCAGGCATTGGCAATTGTTGGAACAAATGAAGTTATCCGCTTTATGAAGTTCACCTTCTTCGCAAAAATCAGCTTCATGATCTGCAGCGCCATAAATGCAAAAAGCGAAGTTCTCAATTGCTTCTTCTTGTGGTAAATGTTTTAAATCTTCGACAGCAACATCATCATTTAGCAGCTGCTCAAAAATCAGCGCTTTCTTTTTACCGCATATTTCATTAAAATGGGATGTTTGGCCATTAGTAACAAAAAATGTTTTTTTGGTAGTACGACACCCGAAAATCTCGGTTCTTTTATCACCTATAAGTAATCCGGCAGGGATTTGGTGAATTTGGTTTTCTTTTGTAGATTTGCTTTCCATTAGTTTTTAATCTTTTATAGGTTAATAATTAAATAAGACCCGGAGTTCCAGCTTCGGGTTTTTTTGTGCTAAAAATTTCTTTTCTACGTGTAGAAATATTTTTTCCTTCCTCTAATTTCTCTTGATATAGCGATATAATAGTTTCTTCAATATCAAGATTAGAATTCCGACCGTTGAAAACATGAGTGATATAGGATATACCAAAACAATTTCCCTTTTTATTCAAGATTCCTTTTTCGCTTAGTCGTTCTTGAACGTCTTTAGCGTAGCCTGTTTTAAAGACTTTTTTCATCTTCTTTTTTTGAGTTAACGTAATCATAGATAAGTGCTATTTTGAATTGATATAATTATTGTATTTTTACTACGAGGTAACTACTTAATAACTATTACAAATATATACGCAAAATGTTTATAAATAAAACATTTTCGCATTTATTATACGCAAAATGTTTATGATTTTAGATAAGCTATTGATATTAAACAAGATAAAGGAACATTATTCTTTCAAAAAAGATAGTGATTTCGCTCGTTTTCTTGAAATAAAGCCCCAAACATTAGCTTCTTGGTACACAAGAAACACATTCGACATAGAACTTTTGTACTCAAAATGCATAGGAATCGATGGTAACTTTCTATTATCAGGAGAAGGTGATATGATGAAAAACTCCAATATTGTCATTGAAAAAACGGCTGAAGCGCAAAATACAATCGATGAACTTACAGATAAAACTGACTTAATAAAGTTCCAAAGAAAAAAAATAGAAGATCTTGAAGAAGAAATTTCAAAGCTAAAAATAGATAAAGAAGCTTCGGAACGTCATCTTTATGTTGCCGAACCACGCTCAGAACTTAAAAGTGAATCAAAAAAATAAATTAGTATGAAAGTGGAATTTGCAGATTGGGAGAAAATAAAAAGCATTGTTAGTGATTACGGAATAAGTATTAATAATCCAGATATCGCAAAAGGTTTTATTGAACATTATGATCAAGAGCATTTACAACTTTCTAAAGTATTTGGATCCTGGACAGAATTGTACACTGAAATAATTAATAAACTATTGCGGGTTTATCCAGATATTAAATTGAAAGATCTTCTTGATGATAATGGAAATTATATCATTATTCAAAACACAACAGAATAAAACTAGAAAAGATGTTACAAAGCAACGATACCGGAGAAGATGAATTGAATGTAATCATTGGCGATAATGACAGTGAGCTAATCGAGCGATTAAAAGAGATTATAGAACAAACTTCCCACAAACTTCCCAATACAGAACTATGAGTATTGATTTACAACACATTATGATTAATGTTGATTTCCAGTCAAGGTCACAAAATATGAAAACGCTTAGGCGAGATACTTACCATAACACGGTTAAGTATCTCGCCTTTGGCTATTTAGGGCTAATCGAAAATACATTAATATATGTTACAAATTCAAAAAAAGTTCCAAAACTTCCCAACAAACTACCCAATGAATTTTAGTGGGAAGTTAACAGCGAAAATAGTGATCAAAGATGATTACGTTCGTGCAGATGGAACCAGTGCTTTATACTTGCAGATTTTCTTGAATAAGGAGAAGAAAAAAATTCCTTGTAACATTTCTGTGAAAGCATCTGAATTTGATAAAGTCAAACAACGGGTAAAATCAAAATGTCCATACTATAAAGATTACAACCTGATTATAGAAAAAATGTTTGCGGACATTAACAAAATCGAAATTAATTATAGGCTTTCCGGTATTCCTCTTAATCTAAAATCACTTTTGGAAGAATATGATAATCCAAGTTCCAGAATTGATTTTATGAAGTTTTGGGAGAATGAAATGGTCAATCAAAAGGAAATATTGAATCCCAGCACGTATAGACAACAAATGTCTATTATGAATAAGGTAAAAGGATTTCAGGAAGTGATCTACTTTTATGAAATTACTCAGGAACTTTTTGACAGAATGAAAGCTCACTTCAAAAAAGTAGAGAAAAACACGGAATCAACTATCAGTTCTTTTGTAAAATCGTTTAAAAAATACCTGCATATTGCCAATAAAAAAGGAATTGTCACGCCTTTGGATTATTCTGATATTCATAATAAATCATTTTTAGGAAACAGAACTTTTCTTGATGTTGCCGAGATACAGAAAGTGGATAAATATTTTAACTCTGAATTCATAAATGCAACTCACAAAGCCATTTTGTCCAGGTTTCTATTTTCCTGCTTTACCGGATTAAGAATGTCCGACATTCAAAAGATTACCCGTGACAATATAATTGGTGATGTATTAGTTTTTTCGGCTGTAAAAACCGTGAAACTACAACGCATTCCATTAAATAAAACAGCACTTTCATTTATTGGAGATACTAAAGTTTTTCCAGGCGATTTTTCTCCTGAATACATCAATAGAGAATTAAAATTTATTGCGAAAATTTGCGGAATTACTAAACATATCAGCTTTCACGTTTCCAGGCATACTTTTGCTACCAATTTTCTTATCTGCGGTGGAAGAGTTGAAATATTACAAAAAATACTGGGACACAGTAAAATCACTGAAACGATGATTTACGTGCATATCGTTGAAAGTATTACCGACATACAAATTCATAACATGGATGAAATTTTAATCAAAAAAGCCTCTTAATTAGAGGCTTTTTCTTTTTAGAATGTGACGCTTTTCAATCTAAACTTTAGCTCAAAATTGTCTTTTTGAGTTTCTGAATACTCCATATTGGCTATAATGTATTCCTGATTGTCTACAAAAATGCGTTTTAGATTTATTATTTTATTCAGTTCTGATTCCGTGAATGGCCCTGACATTTCCACTGGTGAACCGTTTGCCAAAAATTTAATGAATTTCCTCCAGAATACTTCATAAATTCCATTAGCACCTTCTATTTTCAAGGTTTGCCCTAAATAATTAGTTGCTGTAAATGGTCCATAAACAGGATCATAAATCATTAACCCTATACCGCTTTTGGATTCTATCTCATCGGATAGATCTGCAGTGAAACTTGTAGGTATGTATTTGAATTTTGACTCTAATTTATCCAAAAAATCAGAGGTTTGAGATCCATATTTCTCTACACCTTCCTTAGTAATCCATAATGCAGCATCATCGCTATTTTCATATTTCAATAGGAATGCATTAGCTGGTGATTCCTCATAAGATTCAAGAGCCAAAGATTTATTTAAAACTACTTTTGACCCGTTTGAAATTGTTTCTTCATTGAATTCCAAAGTCATTTTCTTCGCTAAATCATCAATATTTATTTCAAGATTAAACAGGTTTTGCAGCGCGTTTAAATAGGTAGCAAAAGTCCAATCTGGAGCATAACGTCCCAACTGGATTGTTGGGTGCATTTGAAAATATTCTTCGTTATAATGAACGTTTTTAGTTATCGAATATGGTGAAACTGTATTTTTTGGTGAATAATATTTAATAAAAATGCTGTCACCCACTTGATCAGGAGAAACATCTATGCTAATTGAGCCTTTATAGATTTGACTTCCTGAATAACTAGTGTGCAGAAAAATGTTGTAAATATCACCACCAAACAAATAGATCTGAAAAGAAACTTCTCCAATCAATGAGGCATCAAAATCAAAATCTGATTCCTCAAATTCATATTCAAAAGTATAAACCCCCGCAATCGTAGTTACAATCTCATTTTCAGAAAAATAATAGGAATAAATAACAGCGCCAAATTCATCATATAATGTGGTGAAATTCAATGCTGGAAAAGTGAAAACCCCGCTTTCCTTTGAGACATACGTTTGTGTCAGATTGTTTTTAGGGCTGTAAATAAGCAGTCTTTTTATAAATTCTGAATTCACAAAACTACCACCCATTGAAAAACCTACGCTTTGCAATGCATAATATAATGGTGCTAGTAAATACAATTGTGGTGCTGCAACATTCTTATTCCTGACTTCACAAATTCCGCTAGAAATAACATAACTATTTTCGATAAAACCTATCTCATCATAATTATTGATGAAACCCATGTAAAAAAACCATGTATCCGGATAAGGAAGGTTTTCACCAAATTTATTGGCATATTTCATTTTGGGAAACTGCCATTTTACTGCTGGAAATGATTGATCAATAAACCCATCTGGATAGGTTGACCAATAATCAGAACCTGCCACGGGTATTTTAGACTTTTCAGAAAATGGTACCGGATTAGTTTCTCCTGGAATAACAGAAACAACCGGCATAAATTCGCTGATTTTTTTATTCATTATGGTAAGTAAAGATGACGAATATTTCAGATTGCATTTTCTAAAACCATTCAAATAGGACAAAATTTGCAATTCACCCATGTATTTCATGCCACCTTCAAAAACAATTACTTCCACAGTTTTTGATTTTTTTACAGAAGCCAGTTCACGGGTTCCAATAGCTTTTTTTGTATTGGCGTTTTCGATGATCAAAAAAGGAATACTGGAATGCGACACTTTGAAATCTCTATTCAAGGCGTTATTTTCCTTTTTTATCGAAAGCGTTTCTTTGACAAAATCGAGTTCGATATTGTTTGCGATTATTTTTATACTCATTCGTTAGGTACTTTTCCGTTTTTAATAAATGAAAACTGCAAATCATAAGAATAAAGGTGTTTTTTATCCTGAAATTCTAGTTCTTTTTTTGTTCTGGTATTTATTTTAGTCCAGGAGTTGTTTACCTTGAAATATACTTCGTGCGAATTAATGATTTCGTTCACAATTGGGCGTTCATCCTGTAGCAACGAACCTGTGTTTATGGTATAAGTGGCTTCTTCATTGATTTCAAAAATTACTGAGGTTCCATCAGCCTGAGCATAATCATTAATCACAAAACCATTAACGGTTTCTAGTTCACCATCAAAATAAGCCGGAAGGAAATACCCAAAATTATTTTTATAATAAATTTCTTTGACTGGGAAGTCTGGCAACCGCATCAATCTGTATCGCAAAGTAATCGTGGTCCCGCCACAAGTGATTGTTGTCTCGAAATAGATGGTGTTGATTGCCAAAGTCACTCCCGATAAGTCAAAGGAATACAGGTATATTTTTTTGCCGGTAAATGCAGCAATAGTTTGTGAGTTAAGTGTGATCCCGAAATTGTTTTTGGTAATTACCGTAAAATCTTCATTGTTGGCGTTTACAAAAATCGGAACAATCATCTTTCCGTTTGCAGGAATCAATACCGCATCCGGTCGTTTGCTTAATACTTGAATTTTTGCAGTATCCGTAAACAGAATTGGTTTGCGATTGTAAATGATATAGAACACGGGCAAATTGACCGTTTCAACAACTACATCAGTTGTCAATAATCGCTCTTCAATGGTGATACTGACTTTCTTTTTTAGGTTGGTTTTTTCTACCAAACCATTTGCAGTGAATGCAGCAAAGGAAGTTTCGAAATAGGCATTGTATAATTTCACCAAATCCTTGACTGCTAAAAATTCTGTTTTGCGTGACCAACCCTGTTCATCAAACAAAACATCATCAATGTAAATCAGGGCTCTGAAATAGTAACCGTTTCCATTAGTAGAAGAAATTGATATTTCAGTATTATTGGCATCCAATAAAATTTTATTGAGTGCCGGTGATTTGATTATTGTTATCATTCGCTTATAATTCCGTTAGATGTTGATTGGTTGCGTTCGTCGTTTAATTTTTGAACTTCTTCTGCGTCTTTGTATCCAAAATTTAGTTTTGGAGTAATTGGATTTTCTAACCTAAATAATACTGCAAGCAATAATGATTTCATTTCACTATCGTTTTCAGTCATTACCGGATCAGGAATCGTTTTTGATGAAGCATCACCACCATCAAAGAACTTTCTCGTTCTTTTTCCAGTCCTTTCACTTTCTAACCAAGCAATTGTATTGGCATAACGCGGGTTTTGTCTCATGGCTTTTGGGATTACATATTCACCATCGTGAACCATCCCTGTTACAGCACCAAATTCATCATGTCCCAGTGACGGGAAGTTTCCGGTATCACCACCATAAAAGAATTTCGGTGTTTTAGCCGGTTTTGCTTTTGCAATTTTCGCTACCTGAGCAATAGTCGAAATACCCGCTGCAGCAATTGCGGCCGCCATAGCAAAACCACCATCAAATTTTGGGTATTGTGCCAAAATGGAAGTCACTGCCATGGCTCCATTGATTCCAGCTTGCACAAGTGCCATTTCTTTGGATTGACCAAATAATTCTGTAACAGCACCCGCTAATTGGTTTAAACCTCCAAGAGTTCCTTGCACTTTTTGAATTTGTGCCACACGGTCCATATCATCCTGCTTTACTTTAGCAGCAGCTTTGAATCGTTCGTATTCTTCTTCAGTGATTTTCTTGTCATCAAACAGTTTTTTATAGCCGGCTAACTGTTTTGCATAATCCTGTTGGCGTTTTATATCATCTTCCTGTTCTTTAGTGTCCGCTTCAGCAAGTTCAAGTTCATAATCAGCAAGTAATTGTTCAGCCTGAAGCACCTTTTGTTCCTCGATGTATTGTTTTTTCAAGGCATCAGTCGAAACTTGAAAAGCGAGTTCTAAATTTTGTCGGTTCGTTTCGTAATCGAGATCAATTATTTGCTTTAAAGCAACCAATTCCTCAGCTGATTTCGCATCTGCTTGTGCTTTCTCCAGTTTAGATAAACGTTCCTCAGCCAATGCGGTGAGTTGCTTATCTTTTATTGCATCCAGGCGGGAAGTTTCCTCTTCAATAATAGCTGGAGTAAGTTTTTGGGTTGAATCCAGTTTACTTGCATTGGTAGCTATAAAATAAGCCAGTTCCGCTTTGGCTAAATCACCTTTGGCTTTAGCCAATGCCAATGCTTTATCCAATTCCAGCTTATCATCTTTATCCTGTTCTGCTTTCTTTTTATCTGCAGCAGCTTTACGGGCGTCCGCTTCTTTTTGGCGTGCTGCATCGCGTAACGCTTTTTGTTTAGCGAGTTCTTCAGCAATAGATTTTGTATTCCCTGGTTCCGGGTTATCTGGATTTTTACCGTTAGGATCAGTGTTAGTTTTTACGGTAATTTCTTTGGACTTGAATGACTCTAATTTCTTTTGTAATTTGTCTACATCAATACCCAAAGCGGATAATATAGGAGAAATATTGGATACAATTCCCTGAATGGCATTGATGATGTTATTCTTGATTTTAGCGAAGATATTCCCAACAGAATCACCAAGATTGATAAAATAGTTTTTCAATAAATTGATTGCTCCTTTGAAATCACCTGTAATGATTGCTTTTATAAAATTGAATCCAAATTTTAGCGAATCGAAGAAGCTCTTAACGACTGCAGCAATAACATCAAAAGAACTAACAACTATAAATTTTAAATTAATAAAGGAACCAACTAAAACAACACCAACAATGTCAATAAGCGGCTGAATATCTTCTTTTAAATCAGAAATATAAGTAATGACAGATGCCAGTGCATCAATTGCATTCGCTTTTATTTTAGTCCATAACTCACCAAAATCCCTAACTCTTAATAGTTCCGATTGTGCTTTTTGAAGTTTTTCATTTGCATTAGAAAGTTCTAATAATGCTTTTTGATTTCCGTTTAGTTCTTCTTTTTGTTTTTTCAGTCCACCGGTAACGGTATCAACAACAACGGCAAAACCCCCAGCGGCCAAACCTGCTTTCCCGAAAAGTTCGGTGCTTAGTTTAGCCTGTTCAGTTTGGTCCAATCCAACTTCTTTGGATTTTTTACCTATTAAATCGAGTGCCTGAACGGTGGTTAATTGCCCTGTTTTTATTTTGGCTAAAACATCATCGGTGAAACTTGCTCCAAATGCATCCGTTAAACTAATACGCAAAGAATCGGTTTGCAACTGCAGTTTTTGACTTGCTTTTTGCAATGCTCCAAAAGTAGCTTCTGGATCCACACCCGTTTCTTCAATTTGTTTTTTGAGTGCAATTACTTCTTCCAGGGATAACCCTACTTGTTTCGCTGTAAGCGCGGATGACTCCAAACTTGCAATGAATTCATTTTTATCAGGTGCAGTAAGCAAACCGGTTTTAATCCGTTCTAAGGCTTCCAGTTCATCTTTAGCAACGCCTGTGTCAACAAGATTGTCGACTGCACCGGCCAATTGGTCAAATGACAAGCCAAAGGTATCTGTCAAAGCTTGCATTTTGATACGGATATCCTCTACAACTTGACCTGTTTTACCTGATAAATTCTCAATTAAAACCGCTGATTTTTCAGCTTCCTGATTGAAATCAAATATAGCTTTTGCACCAGCAGCAAAACCAGCCAAAACAGTAATGGCAGCACCAATAGGAGTTGCAATAAAAGCGAGTTCTAAATTTTGTCGGTTCGTTTCATAATCGAGATCAATTATTTGCTTTAAAGCAACCAATTCTTCAGCTGATTTCGCATCTGCTTTGATTCCTGAAAGTCCTTCTTTGGCACTTTGCAAATCGCCCGAAAGCAAACCGTCCTTAAACTTTGCGAAGCTTCCCGCACCATCATCCATAGCTTCAGAAGTATTTCTGATTTCATTTCTAAATTCAGATTGTCTTTCAGTAAGGTTAGCCAAATTACCACGCAATGTGGCCATGTCTTCAGTATAAGTTTCTGAATTTCTATTCAGATTTCTCATTTCATTATTAGTACGCCCAATTTCACGGGTAATGCCGGCCAATGAATTTACAACTGCTTTATCGTTGATGTAAATCGATAATTCTCTAGGGATTTCTTTTCTAGCCATAATTAGTATGCTCCGTATTTAATAAAACTGATTGCCAAAGCCACTCTATCTCCTCTTAATGTTGCAATTTTATCTACCAATGAATCAAGTACTTTGCTTTCATCTAATGCCTGATTAATTAAATCTGTAGATTTTAATCTCATATTTACACCATTGGATTTTTCTCCTTCAAAACCATAATTGTTTTTAAAAACATAATCAGGAGCTTGCATAGTCAATCGCTGTAGTCTATTTTCTTTATATTTTGGAGTTGAATTTGCTGTTCTTACCGCATTATAAGTTTGAAAATGCAGGTTTTTATTAATAGCACTTTTCAAAGCATTTTTTAAAGAAACAGAAGCTTCTTTACCCGCTTTCCTTTCTTCTTGTTGAAGGAAATATAAATCTACAGCACTTACTGACATAACTTTGATTTTCAGCTAAATTATCAGTACTAAATCCATTAGAATAGGACATAAAAAAACCACCCTTTAAGAGTGGTTTTGTTTGTCTTACTTTTATTTGACTTACTTTTTTTTATCAGGTAAATTGTCGAGTAAAAAATTGTTAGGTATTGTATTTTTTAAGAGTTGAAAATCATCCAATACATAATTTTTCTTTCGCCTAGATTCAATACCATTGTCTTTATACCTTTCAGAAAACGGTAAGAGCGGGACTATTGCCCTCGAACAGACGCAAAGCGCTTCTTTTTGATTGTTATCAATAAAGACAACTGAAATTGCTTCAGGTTGCTTATTAAAAACGTTTTCTGTTTTCTGGACAGAATAACAAGGCATTGCCTTGACGGGAATCAGGAAGACAAACAGCATGAGTGTCAACAGTAACAATTTCAAATTTTTCATAAAATTTATTTTGATTAATATTAAAGAGATTCAAATCTACTAATTGACACTTTCCATAAATAGGACAGTTTTAAAACTCCCATTTTTCAGGCTCAAAGGTTAAATCTTCGTGATTTTTCAACGTGTACAAAACATTCCATCCATACATATTATCGAAAATAGGTCCTACTTTTTCATAACTGAAACTACCCGTTTCAAATTTCCCAAAAAGCCATGAATTGCGATCTCCATTTAGTTTTTTTAGATAGGACGCAATATCAAGAGCCACATTCTCCAGTGTGTCTATAACCTCTTCCTGTTTATCGTAGGAATCCGCTTTTCCGGTGAAATCCAACAACAAAAACGAAATACTGCGACCGTTAAATGTTGCCGTGTTATTTGCATTTGTATTCAAGTTTGCAGAATGACTTTCCAATAATAAAGCGGGTGTAGCGATTCCGGAGCGAAATTGACCGGTGATTTCGTTCCAGTTGAAACGGTAAAATCCGTTCAGTTGCTTGTGAGCCACTTGGATTCCTTTATGAAAATCAACAATAGGTTTGTGGGTTACTGTTCTCATTTTTTATCTGGAGTTAAATCTTCCTCGAATTGCTCTAGGAAGGTGTAAATGTTTACTTTTTTTATCAGATCTAATTTGGATAAATCGCCTTTGGCCATGCTTAGAATGACTTTTGAAAATCCGTATTTCTTTTTTGGCTGAACCGCACCAGGTTTCTGTTTTGGGAAGGCTTTTGGGAATCGTTTCACTAAATTGTTTTTGCACCCAAAATAAGCGAGTTCGATAGCCAGCAATTTCTTAATTGGCAATTTTGAAAACGGTTTTGCTTTGTCGTGCAGTTCGTTTTTATCGAAAAATGGGCGGGTTTTTGTTTCGGTATACAAAACCGCTGCCATGTATTGCAGATACTCTACATTTTTAGTTTCCCTCCATTTTATGTGCAAATCATCGACAATGGCAAATTCATCAGCTGTGAAGTTTGCGATTCTGTTTTGTGGTGGAAAATATTTTGTTTTTCCAATTTTGATATTATCCGGAAAGATGGTTCTGTTATTATCCTTGAAAATAAATTCATAGGTTTTGTGCAGATCAGATAACGGCAACGTTCTTAAAACGATTCTCATTTTCGCTTTCTTGGAAAACTGCCACCATTTTGCATTGGTTAACAGAAAAAAAAGCTTAATGTAAAATTTCACATTAGTCTCTGAAGCACTGAAATGAAATGCAATTTTTTCGAATTGCTTTTCACCCATTTCATCCCATGATTTAGGGATTTGAATTTTAATTGCTTTCATGTAATGGATTTTCAGTGTCACGCATGATTTCTTTTTCGAGCTTCATTATATCGGCTTCGGTTTTTCCAAAAGTCAAAAACATCGAATCGCTTACTTCTGAAAGTGATTCGATATCTGACCAAAGGCGGGCTTTTTTTAGTTTGAGTATTCTTAGTTTTTCGTGCATTAGATTTGTGTTTTATATAGAAAGAAACAAATTCCTAGAGGAACCAAAAACCAAAGTAAATTAAGCGGATTGAATGCTTTTCGATCTACATTTATTGCTTTATTGGCTTTTTCCGCTTCTGTTTTTGATGCTGATTTCGATTGATCCGATAGTTCCGATTTATTGTTTTCATTTGAAGCTTTGGCAACACCAGTTTTGGTATTGTTTTTTTTAATGGTTTCCCTGGTTGTTTTCTTTGAATTGTTAAGATCGGTTTTTCTTCCGTCACCATCAATAATGGAAGCAGGTTTAGTAGGGTCAATGGGTTCATAGGTTGTTTCTTTAGTTATAGTTTCGTTTTTGTCGTCTACAATAGTGTTTTCTGTCTTTTTAACATTCAATTCTTCCGCTTTCTTAATGTTATTTTCTGTTACGATTTCCGTTTTTATCTCTTCGAAAGTTTCGGTTTTGGCAGTTTTTTTGGCACTGCAGGAATTCATAACAAATCCTAACACTATCGCAATTGCACAAAGAAGAATGTGATTGATTTTTTGATTTTTCATAATATTGCTTTTTTTATAATGAAGTACATTTAAGCAGCTTTTGCCATTTCTGCATACATTTTATCGGCTTTTTCTAATTTAACATCATACTTCAATTTCCAGTAGTACTCACCGTTGTAATAATAAGCTACTACCTTCCAGTTCCCGGCAACCAAAGCTTTGAACATCTTTTTGTTTGACTTGATAAAAAGCAAACTGATTCGTAATTGATTGTATTCAGATTTTTTAGCATAATCCCACATCGCACCAACTGAATCGAATCCTAATAATTCCCAATGAAATCCCATAACCTGCATAATACCAATTGATGTAGCTTCCATTGCTGCATTTGGATTTTTGGCAAAAGCATCATTAAACGCTTTCCACTCTTCATCCTGACGCTCGACTCCATTCACGGACCATTTACCAGAAGGTGTATAAGGGGATTTTCTGCGGAACCAAACTGGCTCAAACTGGATGATGATCTTTCCTGTTTTTTTATCAAATCCTATTCCTCCACTTTCTACGTGCTTTATGGCTTGGATTCGAGAAACCGGCACTCCAAATTCTACGGATAGCTGATGGATTTCTTGTAGGGTGATTGGCTTCATTGTTTATTTTTTAAACTGTCAATAGTATCAGAATTCTTTTTCACAAGAATATCCAGTTCATTGATTAAAACCCGCCTCTGATTTTCCTTTAAAATCAATTGCTGACTTTGTACGGGTTTAAACTCAATTTCAGCAATGATTTTTCGTTCAGTGATGAATAAATTTGCGACAAAAACTACGCAGCCAAAAAACACGATTATTACAACATTTTTCATTTTGTTATCTCTTTTAGTTCTTTTTCATTTTCTTTTGCTATTGCCTTGATTTCCTTGAGCTCTTTAATGTCGCTTTCCAATTTTGAAAGGTATTTTTGCTCCAAAGCATCCACTTTTTTCTGTAACAAATTAATACTAGTAGCACTTCGATTGTAATTAAGAGTAGCGTCATTTGTATTTTTTATTTCTTTTAAAACTCCAAAAGTGAATAGCAGACATGTGAATATCAACCAACGCACATTTAATTTTGTATATCTCGTTTTTGAAGTCCACCAAGTTTCAATGTTCAAAAACATCACCCCGAATTCCTTCAGGGTGAAAATTATTGGTTTGTATAATTTTTCAAAAAGTATGGTGAAATTCATGCGGTGATTGATTATTGATATCTATTAAGAAAAGAAACTGCCTCAAACATAGGAATAGAAGTTGTCACTGAATTTCCTTCTACATCCGTATCGTTTATTGTTCCGTTGTTCCAACCTCCAACATGGTCTCCGGTTGACATTTTTCGGAGCCAAGCCTTCCCGTCTCCATTTTTAATCATATTTACCATAAATTCTGAATATCGAATAGACACTAATCCGTCGTCAATTGAGTGCCATATTTTTAAAGGAACTGGAAATATTTTTGAAAGAGCATTGTATGCTGTGGCCTCTGCAGGATTGTTGTAGTTCGAATTTGCATCGTCTTTGGTATTTCCAAAAGTGTTTGTCAATAAATTTTCATACCCTTTTATCTTGGATAAATTAGCCGTGAAATAAGCCTGTGAAGGTGTCGTTGTATTGAAATCAGTAAAACCCCATTGTCCCGCGATAGTCTTTTGCATTGGTTCTCCAAACCACGGTTGCAAATAAGCTTGTTTAAATACTGAAATTACAGGACAAAAATTTGCTTGCGCCAAAACAGGAATAAGGTTTGATTGGGTCAACATAAACGAAGCGAGTCCACCCATCGATAACCCGATAACAAACACTTCATCAAACAGGTTGTATTTTTTAATTACGTAATCATAGCCTTTTTTATAGGACTGCAATAAATATTTATTCCCATAATGTTGATTAACTACCGCAAATGATTTAGAATCGCCCCAATCAGCAGACATGCCGTTCATATCCATTACTGCAAAGCCTTTCTTTAATAGATAATCCCATCCAAAGTTATTCATTGGATTAGTCGTCGATGAAATTCGTTCACCTGTTCCTTGGCAAAATATAACCAACCTTGTTTTTTTTCCTACTGTAACGTAATTTGTGGGTAATGCTATAACTCCATTATCAGAATAATTATGCGTAGCATCTTGTAAAGTCGTTGGCGAAGTAGAAATAACATCTTCTTCATTATAATTCACTGCAACACTAAAGTTTTCATAGGTGCCTTTCAACCCATATTTATTTTCTGACACAGTGTAATGGTCTGTCAATGCATATTCACCATCGCACTCAAAAAACACATTTGGAGCATCTACATAAACAAATCTTGCATAAAAATAAACCTCTCCTTCTAAGAAAGTATTTGTAATAGTAGCAAGTTCTGGTGTCCCTGTATTATTACTAAAATCTCGCAACGTAGCTCCTGTAGCATCTAAAGTCCTAATTGTAATATTTGCAGTACGCCTGTATTTAAATGTGGATAATGGTTTTACTTTAATTTTCACTATCGGCCAAATAGGGTCAGTATAATCAAATTTCAAATTCAACGCTGAATAAATCAACTTATTCCCTACAATATCAACGTTTTTATCAATTGCTTCTTTGTTTGAAGGATGCATTAATTTAATAGCTTCAATTACATTATATTGTCCTATAAAATTAAAATAAGTGTTCGTTTTTTGAGAAGTGTTTATCTCAACTGCTACAAAAGTTTCACCAGCCGCAAAAACTCCAGCTGTTATAGCTGTATAGTTTGACAAAGTTCTAGTTTTAACTCCTGATTCATTAAATATATAAACACCGCTACCATATTCTGAGCATCTAAAATTGAAATTAGAAAGCGGCTTAATTCTAAATTTTTCGACACTAGAATATCCAGGCTTAGAAAAAATAGTTCCGTCATTGTTAATTCCGGTGTCAAGTAGGAAATTAAGGCTAAGTAATTCATTGTCGATAAAACTATTTCCTACAATATCTTTACTAGCATAATTCAATCTTTCCTCCCACTTAACACTTGTTCCAGGAACATCACCCGCAACTGTTGCCGCATTAGAAACCCAATCTTTACCCAAATAATTCACTTGCTCACCAGATGAAAAAGCAGTGGCAGTCCAAGTAATTATTTTATTATTAGCTTGAGGAATTACCATTTCTGTTTGAGAAATTGAGAATATTCCTGTAGCATCCCTTGAGATTACCGCAAAGGAATTAACATTTACGACCAACCCACCAAAATTAGTATAAGTACCGTTTTGAGTGGCGCGCCAAAAAGCAGGACCGGTTCCAGTAGGAACAGAAGTAGGTGTAATAGAACCTAAATCAGTTGATCCCTTGAAAGATTCTATTAACGCTTTGGCTTCTGCTAAATTCGCATCTATTTTTTGATCAAGCGTTAGTGCATTTCCAGCATAGCCTGCACGGTCTAATTTGTTTGGTGTTGGGTCTGGATCTGAAGGATATGAATTATTTGACGCTATTATACTCATAAGGCTAATTTATTGGTGTTTTACTTTTTTAAATAGGACATTCTTATAAAGACAGTACTCCTGGTGTATCATACGGTGTGTATCCGGAACCTGAAGAAATTGATTTTTTTAGAGGTGATCCGCATTGATTGAATGTGGTTAAATTGGCTTCGATTAATTCTCTGGCCACGGCTAAATATTGTGAACCGTTATTGGATTGTTCTTCCACTAATTTTGATGTTTGATCAGCTGTTTTTCCGTAACTCACACTTTCTTTTCGGCCGTCAATCAAGGTTTCGAAATTGACACGCAAACCGTTTTCGTCCAAAATAAATAGTCCTACGTTTGCCACTTTTGCCACTGTAAAAGCGACAATTGCTTTTTGAAGTTCGGTTTTTACTTCCAGCGAAACGCCTGAAACATCTGTTTTTAGATACTCTATTAGTTCCGGGCAAAGCATTGTTCTGATATATTGATCTTCGACCTGGCGAATTGATGGCTGTAGCGCTAGGAATGTTTGGCGTGAATTGAAAATGTGGTACCACTCATTGAAAGTTGCTGTGTTGTGCACCAGTAACTTTTTGTTTATGGTGCCAAATTCAGTGGTCCAATCCTCAAAAACTTCAGGGTTTTTCTCTAAAAGTTCCAATAAGTAATCCATTGCTTCATGACCGGAGCGCAAAAGTTCACGGCGAATGTCTTTTATTTGCCACCATTCAGCTGATTTTCTTTGATCGCTTTGTACTACGGTTATTCCGGAACTATCAGCCATTACCGCTGAAAATGGCAAATAAATGAAATACCCAAAATTTGCAATCACATTGCGTAAATGTTCGCGCGCTTCGTTTTTGATTTCGAAATGAATATCTGGAGTCGCAAATTCATCTTTAAGGAAAACATGAAGGTTTCCAAGATGTTTTTTGGTAAAAGCATTCACGGCTTTTGTGATGTATGGCTCAAAATCAGTAAACACAAAAGATTGTGCCAGTGATACGTATTTTTTTAAATCTTCGGTTGTTTCTAGTATCATGCTGTAGCTTTTTGCATTCCGGTTGGGTTCTTATCTAGCGTGGTCAAAATGGTATCTTCTAATCCTGGAATAATTGTTGGATCCCATGAATTATAATCCTGAATGAATTCGAAAACTTCTAATGTTGTTTCGCGATTGGTTTTGTAAAGTGCCTGAAGAATCAGGAAAGCTTCGCGCTTATCTGAACCGGAGCCGGCACCTAATGCACCGCCTGGTATTCCTGCACCTCCAACTAAAGTGGCATCTACACCAATTGCAACAAGAATTTCAGAGTTGGCAGCCGAAGCTTCCGGCAAATAGATCCCATCTTTCAGTTTATCATCAATAGCAGTAATTTTGAGTGCAGAAACTTGTTTCCCAGTTGAATCCGTGTACATCATGGACTGAATGGATTTACCTGCATTTTCATTGCCTACTAATCCTGTATTGATGGAATCAATAAGATCTTGACGGATTTTTTTACGCTCTTCCACGAGCATTTTTGCCCATTGTTCAGCATAAATCTTTTGATAGTATTGTTCGTCAATTTCAATCAAAAATTTAATTGTCATTTGTTTTTCGAACATGGCTTTTTTAAGCGCTGGAACAGAATTGGCAACATCTAACCAACCCGATTTTAAAATTGCATGCCATTCAGATTCAGGATAATAGGCTTCATCAAGTAAAGGATAGAATATAGGGCGGATGAACTTAGTTATTTTATTGGCTTTGCAATATTCTCGAACTTCATCAGCGGACCAATAACTGTCTATCAAAGGAATTTTTTCGACAAATTGACTAGTAATATCAACTGCACTTCCTTTTCCAAATTTTTCAGAAATGTAAACGTGTTCAACCAAGCCGCTTTCTTCATTCATCATTTCGAAACGACACCAAGCGGTTTTCTGACGCTTGACACGGTTAATTTTAGCGTAGTTATTCGAAAGAATATATTCAGGGAATCCGATAGAAAACCATTCTAAATCAGCAATTGTTTCTTTCCAAAAACGTTTCATTTGTGATTTTCGGAAGAATTCATTGATTTCTGGAAGTTCAGTAAGCGGAACAACTTTATTATCTTTTTTACCAGCATCAGAGACTTCAGCTCTCAACAACACCAAACCGTTACCGTAATGTGCTTTTCTTAAAAATCTAATTCCAGATGAAACTGAGCCGTTCTTTTTTGATTCTTTAATCACCTGCTGTGGGTAGTCGTTGTTTTTACCCCATGAAGCAATTTCGCCCTGCTTATCTTTTACATCTACTTTTACAGCAGTTACAGCACCATCCATTTTATCAATGGAGTTTTTAAACGAAACCATTTTGAGAACAGGACCAGGAATATTGAATTAGCTGATCACAGTGTTGTCACAATTTGCATTGATTTTATAATCAGTATTAACAATAAAGAAATCATCTACTAATGTCAAATAGCGAATTTTT